ATCTAAATGAGGAGAAGCTGCTTGATAAATCCAAGGACATCTATTTGCAACTACTGATCTACTTGGAACTTGTATTCCTTGTAAATCAAAAGGAGATGCAAGTTCAAAAGTTACTTGTGCTTTAGACCGAGATTTTATAGAATCAATATACCAAACTTCTCTTGGAAACTCTACAGGTGGATTAGCGTCAGCAGAATTACCATATAAATATTTATTTAATGTAAGTCTGCGAATTACTTTTAATCCTACCAAAGTATCATAATCTATACTACCTACTGCTCCACTAAAGGCTGTAGTCGCATTAGCAATACTTATTGTAGGTCTAGCTATAGCTCCAGTTACAGCGTGTGAAAATCCTTGCACTTGCATAGGAATAGCAGTATATGTTCTAATAGTAGCAGGGGTAGTATAGTCTCTAAACTGAACAGTACTTAAATCCGCTTCTATACCCGCATGTGTATAAATAAAGTTTCCAAGAGAAATTTCTATCTCAAATAATTCGACTAAACTCGATGCTGGATCGAGTTTCTGTACGTCTTTGACAATTATATTCTCAGCCATTATGCTTCATACACCCTTTCAAAAGTTGCATTTAAAGTATAGTAATCATCATAGTCCCAAGTCTGGTCCCACGTACTACAAAGTACTTTTATAGATTCTTCACTACTACCTGCATTAGAATCTGCTAGTACATAAGTGAAGGCTGTTACTCCTGCTTTTAATTCAAAAAATTCTACTATATCATCTATATCTGCTTTAGGTCTAGTAGCAAAACTAACACTTATTGATTGTTTAAGGTTGTTTATACCATTAGCTATTCTTAATTGATACCCGTCTCCAAACTGAGATTTAATAACAATTGGTTCATTACTCCTAGAAAGTCCTTTATCTGGTACTACAGTACCTAGACTTCCTCCTACACTAAATCCTATTGCCATCTTATCCTCCTCCGCTGGTCTCTAATAGACCACCTGATCTTTGTTCTCTTGCTATTGTTTCTAATATTGAAGCTTGTATAGCTTGAGCAAATGCTTTTCCTTGTTGTGCATCTGATGTAGTACTGGTACTACCTTCTGCCATATTAACAGTGACTGAAGTATTATTTACACTTCCTCCACCCTTCATTTCAACTGGAATACTTCTATCATTTCCTAAAGGAACAACTGCTTCCGTGCCATGAAGAACTGCTCCATATCCTGAGTTTGGTCCTTTTGCTACTCCACCGCCTGAAAAAGAAACATAACCTGGAGCACTTTGAATTCCACCATATCTGGTTCCACCTTTACCAGTTATCAAATTCATTATAAAACCGCCAAAGTCTTTCGCGCCTTGTGCAGCAAGTGCTGCTCGTTCCATTATAGCAACTGTCATCATTATCATTCCTGCAATCTTAAATAGTTTTGCTGCCTCTTCTTGTCTTCCAGCAGCCCCTAGTAACATAGCGGTTCCGCCTAATAGTTGTTTTGTTCCTGATACAAAGTCGGAGTTTGCAATATCTCCTTTTTCAAAGTCTGCTAAAGCTGGGTTCATTTGTGATCCAGTCTTCCTGGTATCTTTTATTGTTTCCTGCTTTGTTGCAGTTGTATTTTCGTCTACAGAAAGTGTATTTGTTTCTATTGCCTCTTTAACATTTTCTATTGATACCGTGGTCGTTTTCAGTAACTCCTGTCGCTGCAATTCTGCCTCTTGATTAAGTGTAGCATTTACTCCAACAGTAGTTCCCGCTCCCCCTTGTCCACCGACTCCAAACATGTCATTAAATGCAGCAAGTCTTCCAGGGTCTCCACCTTTATTAATATACATTTGAACAATCATAGATTCAAGAACTTCTTGAGTAACGCCTTCGCCTGCCAACCCTTTACCACCGCCGAACATTCCCGTACCTATGGCTTTCTGGTTTCCATAGAACCAGTCTTCTATGCTAGCATCACTTAAACTACCGTCTCTTCTATCCGTCCAATCTTTACCTAGTCCTCCCGCCTGTCCTACATTTATCTGGTGGAAGCCCGCACTGTATCCTGTAATCCTACTATCAACATCCTTGTAAAAGTCGATTTTATCTGTATCCATGACCACGCCTGCGGTAACCAACTCGTCAATTAATTTCTGCACTCCGCCTGCTTTTTCGATAAGCTCTTTCATGTGGATATCTCCACCAAAACCTGCTGCTCTCATTTGATCTAAATACGAACCTAAAACATTATATTCTGCTACTGCACTTTTAGCTCGGTCTTCTCTATTAATAAAAGCAGCTCGGTCTGATTGACTCATGCCGCCCATCATAGCGCCCCTATCTACATCATATTTACTTTGACCCGCTGTAGGCACTAGTTGTTCTTTAAGCCACTTCACCCATTCTGGTGCTGCTTTACCATCCGCTCCAGTAGTCATTCCATGAATTCCTATAGGATTTCCCTCAGCGTCATATTTGAGTGGTCCCTTCTTTGCCATCTCTGCTTGTTTGCCTGCTAAATCTTTATTTCTTTGTTGTATTTCCAGTCCTAGTAAGTCAGCTTGAGCACGTTTTAGCGATGTAATAGCATCATTCATTGTAGTGCCTAGACCTGTTACAAAGCCATCAAAAGCTAGTTTGACAGTACCACCTTCTTCAAATGCGGTTAAAAAGTCAGAAGCAAAATCTGCTGTTCCTTCTACAAGGGACTCTTTGATTTTAGCTGCTCCTTCTTCATGTGACTCTAAGACTTTATCTGCCATATTTTTCGGCTTCCAAGCGTCTGGAATCATAGCCTCCATCATCATTTCAGATAAGCTATTACCTATAGCATCTGTTAAAGTTTTTAACATATTTTCGCCTATCTTCTTAAATGCGCCTTCTTCTCCTCTTAAGGCTCCTCCTATTGCACTTCCTAAATCTTTTTGGAAACCATCAAATAATTTATTATAGGCTTTAAAAACATTATCATTCTGTAATTTTAGAAGGACTAATCTTTTTTGTTCTAATTGTAAAGTCTGTTTGGCTAACTTTAAGGTTCTCTCTGTTTGTATGACTTTTTTATCTTCATTTGATACCTTAAAGAGTTCTATTTGTGCCTCTGCATCATTAATCTTTTGCATTTCTTTAGCTATTTTCATTCTTTGTGTTTGAAATACTAATGCGTCTTTTGCTTGTTTGGTCTGGAAATAACCTTTTGTTAGATTTAGCTCTTGTATTGCTATATTCAATCTTTGCATACGTATATGTTGCTCTTGTATTTCCAACATAAATTGCAGTTTTGTAGTTACTTCACTTAGCATTATTGAATTTTGTTTATAAGCTAAAGTTTCTTCCCCAAGGTGTTTTAAAGTAAGTTCGAGTAGTCTTTCTCGCTCCCATAAAACTTCCATCATATCTTGATATTTAATTTTTCCAAGTGCTTGAGTTAATTTATTTTGTTCAATTACAAGTTGAGAAGTATTTTGTTCTAATGCTCTAGTTGCATTTCCTACCTCTATCATTGCCATAGCTTTTCTTTTCAACATAGGCAATTCTTGTACTTGTAAGTTAGCTGTTGTTCGTAATGTATTATTATACTCGCCAAATACCTCAGGTGCTATTCTTGCTAGACTCTCTATTGTTGCAGTATATTCTACTAAAAATTTTGTATAAGCCGTAGTGTCTATATGTTTCATTTGACTAAATACTGTAACATTATCAAAAAGAGTTCCTAAACTTGCACTATTTAAAGCATTACCCATTCTAATCATCTGCTTATTTAAGTCTGTAATAATACCTTTTTCAGTTATATCGGCTATTCCCCTTAATTCTTCATTTAAAGTACTTAAACTACCTGTTACTTTATCTACTTTCTTTTTAAAGTTTTCAGCATGCATATCTTTCGGCTCATTTGATTTGAAATAATCCATTGCCATTGTAATAGCCATCCAACCCATAGCTAACCAACCAATAACTCCTAACATAGTATTGAAGGCAGTACCTATTGCTCTAGCTCCAGCTTTTACAGTTCCAACAAAAGCTCCATAATCAGCTTTCATTTGATTTAAATGAACTCTCCATTGTGCTCCTATTTTTTTGAAACCAGTAGATTCGTCTACAACATGCTGGGCTGATAAAGCTCTGAGTTGAAACTGAGTTTTCTTTGCTTCCCCTCTTCTAAAATTTTCATAATTAAGTAATTTAGATTTTTTAGCACCTAGAGCTCTGTCCATGCGTGCCAAATCATCTTTTGTTTCTTTACCTGAAGCAAATCTTAGTTTTCTTTTTTGTTGTGCACTTCCTTCTGCACCCTCTTTCATAACACCACCTGCCTCAGTAAATCTTGATTGTAAGAAAGCTCTTCTTCTAGCAGCATCTACCTTTACTAAAGGAGGCAATAGTTTCTTTAACATACTGGAAGCAAATACACCAACAGCTAAAGCTGCTGCTTGTATATTATCTGCTAAGAATTTTCCAAAGAATTCTGCTATAGGAGCTATTCCTCCTTTAACTGCGTTCATAACTTCATCAAATGCTATTGACATTTTTGCAATTTGGTTAACAGTTGTATCTGAAATATCATTCATAGCCCCAAATTTTTCTTCTGTTTGTCGAAGAACTTCATTTGTTACTGCTTGTGATTTTTGGAAAGTTGTAAGAGAGTTTTTATTAAGTCCTAGTGCTGCTGCATATCTAGTGGATGCTTCTTCTAGTCTTAATATGATACCTAATTCATCGAGTAGTTCTGGTTCGGCTTTTGTTACACCTCGAACTAATCTATTAAATGAATCTGTTGTATCTCTACCTAATGCAATGGAAACAGTCCTTGCGGCTGCTGATAGTTGTTTTAATTGTTCAGGATTAAGTCCTGATGCCATACCTATTGCTGCTGCTTGAGATGCATCTGCATAAGTAATCTGTGCATCAGTAGCTGTTTGAATATCTCTAGCTAAAGATTTATAAGCTGTACCTGTTGCTTGTGCAAAGGCCATTTGACCCTCTTTTAATACCCTAAAGTCTGCTGCATCTTTTAGAAACCTAAATAATGCGTCTAATGCAAATAACTGGGCTGCTAAAGTCGCGTACGCGGGAACGAGTCCTCCCGAGATACCTTGGGATAACTTTGAAAAGTTCTTTGTTGAGTTCGAGGACATCTGAGCGACGCCTCTTCCAGCTCTGTCGGCTGAATGTGCGGATTTTCCGAATTGGTCAAACTTACCAGATGCGGTTTCTGCCTGCTTCCCTACTTTTTTAAGGGAGCCGCCGTCCGTTACCTTGATGGTAGTTTCTGAACCTTTAATTTTCTTTGCCATTACCTACTTTACTCTTGAGCCCATTTGTTTGGGTTGCTTTTGTTTTCTTTGTACTTCTTCATTTATACGTTCACTATTACTTCTAACAATGTAACTTAAAAAGTATAAAACAGTTCGTCGATCTTCAATATCATAGATATCAAAAATGTCTCCTAAAGCAGATAAGTCTTTGCCCATATAGGCTCCAGACATTCCATCCCATCTGTCTGGTAGTATACTGTGTACTAGAAAAGCCTGCTGTACCTCTAAAGGGAAACTGCCAATTTCTGGAGGCATTTTCTCGGGGTCAGGTTCTTCTCCTAATTGCTCACAAATACTAAGGTATTTATCTAAATCGATACTAAAATCTTTATAGTATCTACTTATTAAAGCAAGTACTAATTCTACTTGCTTTGAGTAAAATTTTCTAGATCACCTACAGTTTCTGATACCCAATTATCAAAATCACTAGAGTTTTTCATAAGTAATTCTGCGTTCTCTTGAGTCCAAGGAAGTTCGTCTTTAGGGTCAACTTCTGATACATCTACTAATAGAAGCTCTTCTAAATGTGTATATGTTAATCCTTTCCACCCTTTGATAATTGCTTTACAATATTCTGTTAAGAATTTATCATTATCAAGTGCTTCTTCGTATTGTCGAGTTTTTTTATTAAAAGTCTGTTTTACACTTTTATTTCTTAATTTAAGCAATTCTTCTCTTGCTAAATAAGTTAACTCAACCGAGAAGTCATCAATTCCTGGATAGTCTATTTCTAC